TCTCTGACACCTTGAAAAAAATCAACTTTTTCTGGCATTTAATCCTTATACTGTGCTGTGCGTTACTCCACCACTAAATTGAATATTAAGCGTTCTTGAAATTATTCCGTCCATTGTTACAGCTACATCAGCACCTGTTACAATTCCAGTACCATTATAGTAAGCATCTCCACTATCTGCACCTTCTGGATATAATTCAATAGTTGCACTTGAACCAACATCTAATGCTTCTTGACCATTGGTATCTGTTTCGTCCCAATGACATTCAATAGTTGCAGTAGCATCGCCTCTTAATGCAATATATGATTTTTTTGAATCAGTTAAGCTAGTATCCTCAACTGTGTCTTGTGTTTCGTTAAGAGTAAAACCTGTTACTTCAGCAACTGTTGCTGAGCCAACTTTTACTACTCCACTTGTTCCAACATGAGTTGCCATAATCTACTCCTCGTTTGTTTCTTCAGTTTTAACATCAACTTCAACTTTTTTTGCAGTTGATCTAGAAACTTTTTTATCAATTTTAAAACCATTTGCAAGATATTTATCCAGCTTATCGTCTGGTATCTCTATCTGGTCTTTACCATCTGGAAAATATATTTTAATTCTTTTAGCCATTACGCAGTCCCCCTTACAAATTCATACAATACTCTTACAACAATTCTTATACCACCATAAGGAAAAAGTACACCCTCATCAGTATTTGCTTCTATTACTTGAGTATTTAAAGCATTACCATTTCTTGTAATGTCAGCATCTAATGTTTCCTCAATAACTTCTATGAGTTGATTGCGTAGAGTATCTATGTTGGCTGTTGTACCTTTAACAAAGCCTACGATTAAGAAATCTATAGTTCCTTGTCGTTTTCCTGTACCTACATCTCCTAATGAAAGCATTTCTCTTGTTTCATCACCTGTTTGCACATAAGCGGCTGGGAATTGAGCATTACTTAATTCTTCTGGTTCAAAAGGTTCTCTTTTAATTAGCTTTAGTTCAATAGGGCTAGAAACAGCATCTAGTTTTGTAATTATATCTCCAGCAATACTTTCTCGTTTACTCATAATCTAATAGCCTTGTTAAATATCTCTCTTATCTTATCTTCATCTCTTCGTCCAATAGCAAAGAATGGTCTTTGTGGCATTTTACCATGTCCTGTATCATGGAAGAAAGCCTTTTTATTTTCTTCTTGTCTGCGGAAGAATAATGTTGCTTTATTTCTTGTTGCTTTAAAAGTTAATGATCTAAACATTCTACCTGTATCAGTTAAATCTACGAATGATATTTGCCTTCCTCTTTTGGCTCTATCTTTTCTAGCTGATTTTGAATAAGGTCTAAATCTACCACCATCTGGCATTTGACCTTTTTGTGTCTTATCAGTTATTTGTTGAATACCATAAGCTGACGCTTGAGATAAACCTTTTTGAATATTGCTTGGTATTTTTCTTTGTAAGGATTTAATGTAATTAGTAACTTCTATTGTATTAGCTGTTACTTTTATATCTGCTACCATTACCTAGTAAGGCGTAATGTATGTATAGCTTCTTTTTCTGAAGCTGATACTGTTCCTCCTCCATCTTCATCATATTCCACACCATCTCTTAATATAGCTTGAAACTCCTCTGCATATCTTGATCTATAATAATCTATTTGTACTTGGAAACTATCTTTGCCTTCACCTGTATCTGGATCACGCCATTTAGTAAGCTGGGGAAATATATAATCTGCAAAAGCCTTATAACAAGTTGCTCTTCTCCATTGTGTTGTTGTGAGTTTAGAGTTTGTCATTTCTATTGAAGTAATTTTAGTTATATCTTTATAACGTACTGTGTGGCGGTATCTTTCCCACCATTCTTCTCTAATTTGTCTTAAAACATCATCTTCAGCGTGTTGAAGTTGCGTGTCCCATGAAGCAATACCATAAGCCGCTATATCTGGTTGGTATTCTTGCAAATGAGATAATGCTACACTAAAAACAGTTGTTGTCATTATCTACCGCAAATACATTGTCCGTTACAATCACACATCTTCTTTTGCCTTTTTCTTTTTCTTTGGTGTACTCTTTTTTTCTTCACTATACAATTTAAAACCTCTGTACTCCCACATCTTTTGATTTTTTTCCCAATCTATTTCTGGTCGTTCTATTATCTTTGACCCTTTAACTAATTTTATCATCATAAACTCCTGTAAATAAAGGGGGTTATTAAACCCCCTTGTATTAATTAATTATTGGATAGAAGAGTCTGCGATTACTTCAATTCCGTAAGAATCATGTAATTCACCTACACCATAAACTGCTGTAGCAACAATCTCATCTGCTCTTAGAGAAGCATCTCTTTGAGTTTCAATCTTAATGTCTTGCATCATTGCTAGACCTAAAGCGTCTTTGTGGAACATTCCGCCTTTGTAATCTCCAGCAGTTCCAGTATTTGCCATATTACCTGTTTCAAATATTTTGATACCAGCAATCTGACCAATGAAACCATTTCTTAATGCTTCATTTGATAGATCAGTTGATAGACCAGCAAAAGTATTTGTTAATCCAGATTTTAAGTCATAAGCAATTTTAGGGTGCAATACACAATACGTTTCATCAACTGGCAGTCCAGCCGCTCTTAAAGTTGAAGCCGCATTAAATATAGTTGCTGGTGTTAAAGCCGCACTATCAGTTCCAACCGCAGTTGAAAAACCATCAAATAGAGCAAGTAAATCTTGATCCATTTTTTTTGCGATACCTTCACCAAATAATCTACCAATATCAGCCGCAACATTTCTTGGTGCTGAATTTCTTGCTAGATCAGTTAAAGTAGTCATTACGCCAACTTCTGAAGCTGTAATAGTTACTGAAGTTGGATTAACAGCCGTATTACTCAAATCAGTTGCTTCAGCAACAGCCGCCGCCGCAATAGCCGAATAAATCGGTACTTCTACAGATTTACCGCCACCAGCGATTGTATAATTTTTAACCAAATTTCTCATTATAGATTTCTCTTGAATGACAAATTGAGCTTCCGCTACTATCTCAGTATATAGTTCCGATAGCGTGGAACTTGTTGATTCATTAGCCATAGCTAACTCCTTTTAATATTAAGTTAAATTAATGACAGATGGCTTTCCATCTCTTTCCTTCTTATATTCAGCATAACGCTTTCTATCGTCTGGGTTTGTCATGTCTAAATCCGCAATATTAAAAGGTTTTGCGTTTACCTTACCCACGTTAGCCACACTTCCGCTCCCAGAAGGAGTAGCACTTTGAAAGTGAGGGTTCTGTGTAATGAACTCTTGAACATAATCATCTACACTCAATAATTCGCCTTTAGAATTATATCTTGGTTGATTATTTTCTGCAAGTATTTCTACACGCCCATCTTCATTTAGTTTAACTTTGCCTTTGAGAAGGTTTGTTACTTGTTCTGGATTGATTGCTTTATTCTTAACTGCTGAATTTACTAAAGCGTCATTTACTTTTGTTTGCTCTAGTTGTTTTTGTAGTGCTGTTTTTTCTTCATTATGTTTATCAGCTTGTTGTTTTAATAAATCTTCAAATTCTCCACGCTGTTTTTTTCGTTCTACCTCTTGTTCTTCTTTTTCTTTTAAAGCTGTTTTAGCTACATCAAGATTATCTGTTCCAAGTTCTTTATATATCTTAGAGCGTTCTCTTGCTAATCTAGCTTTGATTGCGTCTTGTAATTGTTTTTCATTATATAAATTTTCTTCAACTTTAGTTTCTTCAACCGCTTCTACTGGTGCAGTTTCTTGAACCGTATCCGTTTTTTGCTCGTCAGCCATAGTCATCTCCTTAGTTATTTATTTAATTATACTATATATTGTAATCATTTGGAAGAATAACGCCTTTTATTTTTTTATTGTCATAAATTGCGTTAGCAACAACATCTATTTCTTCCATTGCATTTAATATAGTTGTTTCTGGCACTTCTTCTTTAAAAATTAATAAATATAAATTGTTAAAATCTTCTAATGTTTCACATTCAAGTAATTTCTCTTGTCGTTCTTTTTTAGTCATATTTACCTCACAAATTTTCTAATATTTTCATTCTTTT